AGGTGAAAACCTGCTCGATTACATTAAAAAAAATCCGGGCTGCGCACTAGAGCGAGCCGTGACGATGCGCAAAAGCGCGGCCAATGGGATTATGCAGCCATTCTTGACTTTTTTCGCGCTTAGCGAGCCGAGGAGTTATAACGCAGCGCTTGAAAAAGACCCATGGCTGGCTACAGGTGGCTTCTTGGGGCGCTCCCTTTTCTTCGAGGAAATGGATAACGTGCCATCGCCAAAACCCATCGACGAAGTGTACAGAGGGATGCCATCGGACAGCGTGATGCTGCGCCTGCACGCCCTGGCTAATGCGGGGACGTGCGACAAAGAAGAGCGCATAGAACGGCGCGGTGAATGGGTAAAAATTAACTGGTCAGAAGAGGCGCTCAATTTTAATGAGCAAATCAAAATGTACTGGCGCGAGATTGCGCTGAGCGAAGATGAGCAAGGCTCAGGCATGGAGAGTCAAGCGCTCGGTGCGCACGAGCTGACCATCAAGGTGGCAGGGATCTTGGGCGTGGCCAACGGCATCATCAGCGAGCAAGACATCAAGTGGGCGCACGAGCTGGTCAAAAAAATCACGCTCGACAAAATCTCCCGCACGAAGTCCGGCGAGAAGCTGAGCGGAAGCCGCGACGAGCGAGGCGAAGGGCTACTAGAGGCGCTGATGCGGTACGTCTCAAGCATGACGACCAGCTATTGTACAGTCGGGAAGGCGAGACAGGCCGTCGGCAAGTTTAAGGCCAGCACCGAGGCTGTCAGTCAGGGGCTAGAGCTCTTGGTCTCCCATGGGCGAATTGCAAAAGAAGTTGTCAAAGGAGGCGGCGGCAAAATCGCTATCAGGTATATGGCAATAAAATAATTACAATCTGTTACAAACAAACTATTTACAGGGCAGCAAGCCCTAGTTATAGTTAACTCACATCAAGGGCATCCAGCCCTTAAATGAGAAAGACCATGAACAACGAATGGAGAAAGCCCATGACATATCTTGAGAAAATACTGGCGGAAATCCGCCAGTACCCACGCGAAGAGGTGGCGTACAAGTCAGGCGTGAGCCTTGGTACGCTCAACACCCTGTTATCAGGGGCGAACACGAACCCAACCACGGTAACCGTGGCGCGGCTAATCGACTTTTTGGAGGGTAAAAAAAATGAGCTTTCTTGAAAAAGCAAGTAAACCAAAAGTAAAACCACCAATGCTGACCATCGTCGGGTCGGCAGGCACAGGGAAGACCACCTTGGGTGCGCTGTTCCCGAACGCCATCATTCTACCAACCGAAGACGGCACCACTGTCTTTGAGAATTGGGACGATGCAATTCAGCCTGCCGTTTTGCCGCGCCTCCCTAAGTCGCGAGAGGGTGTGAGCGCCAAGGCTACGCTCATGGCCATCATCGACGAACTCATGACTACGCCGCATGATTACAAGACGCTGGTTGTGGACAGTATCACCACGTTGGCCGGTATTTTTGAACACGAAATCGCGCTGCGCGATGGCGTAGGCACCGTAGCCGATGCCGCAGGTGGCTTTCACAAGGGCTTTGCAGAGCTGGCCAGCTGGCACGCTGACTTCGTGTACAAGTGCGAGCAGCTTCGCGCCGTGAAAGGCATGGCGGTGGTGTTTTTAGCGCACACCGGCATTAAGAAAATTCGCAACCGGCCAGACGCGGCGGCAGATTACAGCGTTTTCAGTTTGGAGATGGACAATCAGGCGCTGAGCATTTACGTCAGCCAGTCCGATGCGGTTTTATATCTGAAAAAAGAGGAGTTTGTGAGCGGTCAAGAGACCGACCGCAAAGGGAGACAGACAAAATTCGGTCGGGTGCAGCAGACCGGAAACCGCACACTGGTCACCACTGGTGACGGACAAGTCGGCTACGTTAATGCCAAAAACCGTTACGACATGCCCGCTGAACTCCCCGTTCCGCATGGCGAAAACCCAATCATTCCTTTTATCAAATTTTATCAACAATCAGAGGTGACAAAATGAGTAATTTTTTTGAAGGTATCAACACAAACAATACCAGTTTTGAAATTGGCGGCGGCTTCGAGCTGCTGCCAAAAGACACACGCGTCGTCGCCACATGCGAGCAGGCGGTCACGAAAAGCTTCGAGGGGCGTTGGTCTATCAACATAAAGTGGCGCGTGAATCTTCCGAGCCAGTACGCCAACCGCGTTATCTTCCAGACGCTGAAGGTCTGGGATGATGATCCATCGAAAGCGCAAAAAGCCAAAGCGATGCTTGCCGCGATTGCTACCAATGCTGGCGGTAGGCTTTTCCAGTCGATGTCGCAGCGCAACGAAAACGACCCGAGCGACGAATCGTTGCAGACGCTCATGAACGCGCCAATGGTGCTGCTCATCGATGTATGGGAAATCGAAGGCAAGTCTGGAAACTGGGTCAAGGCCGTGAGTGCGTACAATCCAAGCAGACAGGCTGCTACAGCGCCAGCGCCAGCGCCCATAGCAGTGGCACCAGCGCCAACATTCGATGATGATATTCCGTTTTGAGGCATAAAAATGATTGAACAACGAACAGAAGAATGGTTTGCGCAGCGAAAGCTGCGCATCACCGGAAGCCGAGTGGGAGCAATCCTTGGGTTATCACCATGGCAAAAACCTATCGATGTCTTGAGGGCTATGGTTCGTGAATATCATGGTGCGACTTCTGAGTTTTCAGGGTCGGTCGCAACCGACCACGGCGTGAACAATGAGCAACGCGCATTGCTTTGCTTTATGCGTGAAAGCGGCCTGATGGTTGAGCAGTGCGGTTTTTTCGCCTATGGAGACTCCCTTGGCGCGTCACCCGATGGGCTAACCAGCGACGGCGGCGTGCTTGAACTAAAAGTGCCGTTCGGTTTGCGTAATGGCGGTGAGTTTAAGACGCTGGCCGAGCAGCCACACTATTTCTGCCAAGTTCAGATGGAAATGATAGCAACAGGCCGAAATCACGCCTATTTTGCGCAGTACATCGCGCCAAAAGGCGACCCGCTAGCACCTGATTATGTGCCAGAGAAAATCAACATTGAGCGCGTAGAGCGCGACCCGCACTGGCTAGATAATAATCTGACAAAAATCAGTGATTTTTACCGTCTGCTTTTGAGCGAGCTAGACAACAAAGAGCACCTGGATCCGCTGCGCGTGCAGTTTGAAGCCGATGAAGTGATTGCAGAAATTGACGCGCTACGAGAGCGACAAAAAGCCGATTCAGAGCGAGAAAAAGAGCTGGTGGCGCAGCTTGTCGAAATGGCCGAAGGCAAAGATGCCGAGGTTAGCGGGCGTAGGTTGACGCTTGTAAAACGACAAGGAAGTATTAGTTATGCCAAGGCTATCAAAGAGCTGTTGCCAGATGCGGATTTAGAAAAATGGCGCGGTGAGCCGAGTGAGAGTTGGAGGTTGTACTAATGAATATCACATACCGATGGAAAATATACCAAGCTGGCGGAGAAACAAAGCGGCATCTTGGTAAGTACGAGGTTATGCCTGACGGCTCACTAAAATGGATAAAATGGGAGAGTCAAACTAACTTAACGCTTGCCAGCATTGCTGACAAATATCCTGTATTAACTGTATAATATCTACCGCTCGGATAGGACGGCCATCCGATAAACCAGAACGCTACTGGCTTCCGAGCTTCCTTTTAGCGACCACTTTAGCGGAGTGAAACTTGATTACCCTAAGACCATACCAACAAAAAGCCCACGATGCGATTATTGAGCATTGGAAAAAATCAACCCTACCGATTTGCATAGAAGCAGCAACCGGTGCAGGTAAGAGCCTTATTGTCGCAGCAGTAGCCAAAACTCTATTTAACCTAAGCGGCGGCAAGCGCGTTTTGTGCCTTGCGCCGAGCCGCGAATTAGTAGAACAGAACGCCGAAAAATATCATGCAATTAACGAAAAGTACAGCATTTACAGCGCGAGCATTGGCAAGAGCCTACGACACCAAGTTATTTTTGCGACCGAGGGCACTTTTAAGAAAGTGGCAAAACGGCTGGGCAATGAGTTCGCTGGCGTTATTGTCGATGAATGCCATCGCATCACGCCCACCATTAAAACCATCATTTCCGAAATGCAAGAAGGCAATCCGAATCTTCGCGTGGTCGGATTAACAGCAACTCCGTACCGGCTTGGCGATGGCTACATTTACGGCATTGATGAAAACGACAACGCACTAGACCCAAGCGTTAGCCGCGACCCTTATTATTACAAATGCGTTTATAAAATAACGGCACGCCAGCTTATCGAGCA